ATGGACGTTAAGAAGGAAGGTCAGGTTGTTAAGCCTTACTATTTCTTAGAAGAAGGGCTGCTGCTAAACCCTGACATGATTCAACTAGTTGAGTACGAAGATTTGTGTAAAAACCCTGAAATTATTATGCGTGAGATTTATGCGTTTTTGGGTAAACCTTACTTTGATCACAATTTTAAAAATGTAGAATATGAGAACGAAGTGTATGACAAGGCGTTGAACATGAAAAGCTTGCATACGGTTCGCAAAGAGATAACGTGGCAGCAAAGACCATCAATCCTACCTAGATCGGTGTGGGATAAGTATTCTGGTAAAGAGTTTTGGAGAAAGAGCGAACCTGCTAAGTTGATGACGATTAAGTTTAAGCAATGAAGGTACTTATTTGCGGACTGCCTGGTTCTGGTAAGACTACATTAGCAGAAGCATTAGCAAGAGAGCTTCAATGTGTACATTTTAATGCTGACGAAGTTCGTAAAGAGATTAATAAAGATTTAGGTTTTAGCGTTGAACATAGGATAGAACAGGCTAGGCGTATGGGTATATTATGCGACATAGCGAGTCGGTGGGGGTCGGTAGTGCTTGCAGACTTTGTATGCCCTACGCCTGAGACAAGGACTGCGTTTGGCGCTGACTTCACGATATGGGTAGACCGTATCAAAGAAGGAAGGTTTGAGGATACTAATAAGCTGTTTGTTCCTCCCAAAGATTGCGATATACGAATTACTGGCAAATTTGATTCATGCTTTCCTAGCCATCATGCAGATGAAATAGCTACGCAGATTAAGAAAATGTTAAAGATTTAAGGAATAATAATGCTTGGATTTTACGCGCTATCTACTGCTGCAATATCAAGCCCAGGGCCATCTACATATAGTGGTGAAGCTGCGATTACTGGTACTGCGACAATAACTGCACAAGGTAGCGGTATATTTACTGGCGCTGGTGTTATTGTAGGTACTGCTACGGTATCAGTAAATGGTGGCGTTATTGTCGGTGCTACCGCTGCTGTTAATGCGCTTGCTACTGTATCCGGTACTGCTAATGCAACTTACTCTGGCGCTGCTGCAATAAGCTCTACGGCTACTGTCACTGTGGTTGGTGCAATTATTGGTGAGGAATGGTCAGATGTATCTCCATCAACAAATACATGGACAATAATCTAAATGGCTCAGACTAAAATTGTATTTGCCGAATGGTTGCCAGACCAGCCTGGAGTTACTGGTGCGCTTACAGAAGCTAAGAACTGTATACCTGTGACTAATGGCTATGAGCCAATGCTTGGAGAAGCAGACTTGAGTGGTAGTGCAGGTCAAACGCTGCTGACAGCCTTTGCTGGCAAGTATGCACAAACATCTACTCTCTTTGCTGCTGGTGCTACACAGGTCTTTAAATACGATGACTCTACTCGCGCATTAAATGCAATGACCACCACTGGTTATACTACTGTTGAGTATTGGGATGCAGCACAATTTGGTGATGTAATGTTGCTATCCAATGGCGTTAGCAAGATACAAGCAGTTGATCTAAATACTTCTAATTACTTCGTAGATGTGGCTGCTGCTGCGCCTACTGCCAAGTACATTACGATAGTACGAGACTTTGTTGTAGCTGCGAATGAAACTGACTTTGAAAACAAAGTTTACTGGTCTGACATTAACGACGAGTCTAACTGGACACCTAGCTCAACAAGTCAATCAGATAGCCAGGTAATTGCTGATGGCGGTGACATCATGGGCTTGGCTGGTGGTGAGTATGGCTTGGTTTTGCTTGAAAAAGCTATTTACCGCATGACTTATATTGGTAGTCCGTTATTCTTTCAGTTTGATGCTATCTCGCGTGGTATTGGCTGCTTATCTAATGGCAGTATCTCTCAATACAATGGCTTAACTTACTTTTTAGCTAATGATGGGTTTTATGTATCTGACGGTCAAACTGTTAAATCCATTAGTGCTGGTAAGGTAGATAAATGGTTCTTTGATAACGCTGATCCTAATAGCTTTGGTGTAATGTCATCTGCTGTTGATCCTGTTAAGCGTCTTGTTGCTTGGTGTTTTACTAACGTATTTGCTAGTCAATTAATCTTGATCTATAGCATTGATACAGGTAAATGGTCTTACGTTGAGACTACTGCATCTGCTGTGGCTGTCGCTATTACGCCATCGGTAACGCTTGAAGGATTGGACTTGTACAGTACCAGTATTGATGCGCTGACGGTATCGCTGGATGCTCGTCAATGGGCTGGTGGTGATCCGCTATTTGCAGGTGTATCAGGTCAGAAGATCATTACCTTTGGTGGTGCTAATAAAACAGCGTCTATCGTCACTGGTGATATTGATATTGGCAGGTCTGTGATTACTCTTGCTAGGCCATTGGTAGACGGTGGATCGGCTTCTGTAGCTGTTTCAGCTAGAGCTAACCTATCTGACGCTATTAGCTATACGACGCCTGTAGCGGCTGATACAGAGGGCAGAGCGCCATTACGATCTGCTGGTAGATATATGCGAGTACAAACAATTCCGTCTGGCTCTTGGTCTACTTGTGTGGGTGTAGATGTTGATATTACTAAACAAGGTGGCAGATGACACAGTTTAGAACGCTTCCTCCATTTGGTGGAGATCAGCGAGCTGTCGCAGAAGTAGTGCGAGGCATTATGGACGGAAAGACCAATAATACTGGCTCCGTTACGTTGGCGACTGGTGGTGCTACTAGCACGACAATTTACAATGAGCGTATAGGCTACGATAGTGTAATTCTATTAACTCCTACTGCATTGGTATCGTCAACATCTTATGTTCCGTATGGTGCATTCCAAGACGATACAGATCAGACTATTGCAAGCACGACAACTGCTTATCCAATGACGTATAACACCACGGATTATGCGCTAGGCGTGTCTGTGGTTAGTGGATCGCGGGTAACAGTAGATTATTCTGCTTTATGGAATATTCAATTTAGCTCACAGTTTTCAAACACAGATTCCCAAATCCAAGACATTAGTATCTGGTTTAGGAAAAACGGTGTAGACGTACCTAAATCAAATAGTGAATTCAGTATTAGTAACAGACATGGCTCTACAGATGGCGGCTTAATTGCAGCGCTTAATTTCTTTTTACCAATGGCTAAAAATGATTACGTTGAGATTATGTGGCGCGCAAGCAATACATCAGTATCAATGCAAAATATTCCTGCTCAAACAAGCCCTACAAGGCCAGCAACGCCATCTGTGATTTTTACGATACAACACGTTTCCTCTAATGGATACACAAGCAATACATTTGAAGATCCATTCATAAGCTCAAAGTCACAAGGTAGTGCTGTTATTACTCACGCAGCAAATACAGTGGCAGGGAGAACCTACGATTATGTTATTGTTGGCTAATGGAAACTAAATATATAACTCCGCAAGAACTAAGGTCGTGGTGGCCTTCCGTTAAACCAGGTTTAGAGAATGTTAAAAGTAAAAGCCCTGAAGATTGGATTGTTGAGGATGTATATGTAGATTGCTATAACGGTAGATCGATGCTTTGGGCGTTGATTGATAACAGTAGAGTTATAGGGTATTGGGTATTGCAGCCTGACGGTAATAAATTGCACGTTTGGGCTGGTTGGTCGTTAGAAAATAGACATGATAACCTTGAAAATGGATTAAAATACATAAAAGAGGTAGCACGTCAAGGTGGTGCAAAATATATAACATTTTCTAGCCATCGAAAAGGCTGGATTAAGAGGGCTAAGAGTCTTGGATTTAGCCCTAGACTATGGATAAGTGAGGTTTAATTATGGGTGGCCCATCTGGTGGTAGTGAATTTACTCCGACTGAGACAAGACTTGATCCTACGCTGCGCCCCTATGTGGATACAGCGCTTAGTGAGGCTGAAAGATTGCGTAAAGAGGGTGGCCCTGCTTATTACAGCGGGGAAACTTACGTTAAGCCAAGCACAAACACTCAGATAGCCTTGCAGTTAGCTCAAAGTCGTGCTGGCGCTGGTAGCCCATTACTTAGAGGCGCTCAAGGTACTGTACAGAATTTAATGCGTACTCAAAGCCCTTATGAAGCTAGTTATGCTGGTAGAGCAGGTCAAACTAGCGGTTATGGCTCTGTATTTGACCAGATAGGTCAGGCTCAAAGCCCATATCAGCAACAATTCTCGAATCTAGCTCAAAACGCTTACGTTGATCCTAATCAATCCTTCTATGAGGGGATGCGTGGCGGTGCAATGCAGAATGAGGCATTGGCTGGCACTCGCGCAACGTCACAAGGTGCGTATCTTGGCGGTAGCCCATATCTTGAAGGTGCATTAGGCCAAGCTAACCGTCTAACGGCTGAATCGTTGCAAGAAGGCATCCGTGGTCTGCAAAGCAAGACATCAATGGCAGGTCGCTATGGTTCTGGTGCAGAGCAACAATTAGCTGGCAAGATGACTGACGCTGCTGCTAGGGCTTTGGCTGAACAGAATCAACAAGCCTACCTGCAAAACTACCAGCAAGAGCGTGGTCTACAAGAACAAGCATTGCAATCGCTTGGCGGTCTGTCGCAACAAGGTTTCGTCAATCAACTCACAGGCGCTCAAGGTCTTGGTACTGCTGCACAGCAAGCATTTGCTAATCAGATGGGTGCTACTCAAGCAGCTCAAGGTGTTTATGGCTCTGATCTTGCTAATCGCATGGCTGCGGCTCAAGCAGGTCAGAATGTTTACCAGAGTGATTACGCTAACCAAATGGCCGCATTAGCTGGCGCTCAAGGTGTAAGAGGCGAGGATATAGCTACACGTTTGTCTGCTGCTGGCATGGCTCCTGGCCTTGCTGCTGCTGACTACGCTGATATTGATAGGTTGCTTGCTGCTGGTCAAGTTGGTGAGGGTTACACGGCTACTCAACAAGCGGCTGATAAGGCTCGTTACGATTACACAGCACAGTTACCATATCAAACACTGCAAAACTTTGGTGCGTTTATCACTGGCTTACCGCGTGGTGGTATTACAACAGAATACGTTGAGCCTCAAACAGAAGCAGAAAAAGCTGCCGCTGCTGGTAGAACTACACAAACCAGCATGGGGCCTAGTTATCAGGACTACATTCGTAAATAAGGAATTATTATGGCAGCAGCAGCAATCCCATTAGCAGGTGCAATGTCAGCAGCAGCACCAGCAATAGCAGGTAATGCTTTTCTTGCTTCACTCGCAGGTGGCGCAGCAACTGGAACTTTAATTGGCTCCGCTGCTGCTCCAATAGCTGCGGCTTCTTTGGCTCCAGCGGCTGCGGCTACTTTTGCTCCAGCAGTTGCTTTCCAAACGGCTTCTGCCCTTGCTCCTAGTGTTGCTGCTCCAGCATCAGGTATTTTTGCAGCACCAAATTTAGCAGCATTATCAGGAACTCCTGCATATACAGGAATGGGTATGGCTGGCGCTCCGCCTACATTTGCTCAATCTGTGATGAGTGCTGGCAGAAACATTCAGGGTTTAATGAATGAGAATCCTGCATTGACTAACATTGCTAAACAAGCTGGCGGTGCAATGATGCAGCCTCCACCACCACCACAAGTATTGCAAGCACCACCAATTCAAAGCGGTCAATTCGCTCCTGTAGACTTTATGAGCTTACTTAGCCAAAAGTCACCACAGATGCAGCGTCGCACTTCATTGTTAGGGTAGATCATGGCAACTCAACAAGAACTTGATGAGCTTTATAATGCTTTCCCATCGTCAAAGCCTACTGGGTTGACTGGATTTGCTCAGAATATCTTTGGCACTGTACCTAATTACTATGAAGGATTGTTAGGCCCTGCTGAGACTCAAGCACTGCAAAAGAGATCAACCAATCAAGGTTTGTTAGGTGCTGCTATTAGCTTGCTAGGTGGTATGGGTACTCGTGGCACTACTGCTGCACAAAACATCGCTGGTGCGCTTGGCGGTGGCATACAAGCCTCTCAAGGAGCTATTCAACAAGGTCTGACTAACTATCAAATGCAGCAGCAATTAGCACAAGCTAAGATTGCTCAAGATCAAGCTGCATCATTACGTGCTGACGTTGCTAAAGTCATGCAAATGCCAGAGGTT